GCGCTGACGTTGCGGTTGATGTAGTAGGCGACACGGTCGCCTTGTTTGAGGGTGTGGTGGATGGTCTGGGTGGTACTCATGGTGCTCTGCGGGTTGATCGTTGCGACACCTGTATGAACGCGCTGTTCCATCAGGAAGCCAAGCGTTTTGTGCCTGGCTTACCCGTCGTCGCGTTCAAGCCACGCGGTAGGTTCGCTCGCCGCCTTGCTGCTTGTCGGAGGTCAGCGTCAGACCGAGCTTTTTCTTGAAGGCTCCGGCAAAGGTGCCGCGCACCGTGTGCGCCTGCCAGCCGGTGGCCTCGCAGATCTGGCGGATGGTCGCGCCCTTGGGGCGCTGAAGCATCTTGATGACTTCAGCCTGCTTGCTGTTCTCGCGGGTGCGTGGCGTCGCCTTCGGCTGCTGCCATGTGGCTTCGGCGGCATCGACCAGTTGCTCCAGTTCGGGGTCGATGCTGGTGACGGGTTGCGGGATTTCCGGGCGTTTCATGCCAAGGGCGTCGTAACCCTCGGCGGCGACGCGCCAGCCTTCGCCATCGGGCGTGATGAGGGCGCGGTTGAACATGCTCTCCAGCACTTTCTTGCGTGCGCCGCCTTTGATGTTGTCAGGGAACCATTCGATCCTGCCGTCGCTGTTGTTGATGGCCTTGGCGAGGATGGCGTGCTGGGCCGGGGTGAGTTGGATGGTGCTCATGATTTGCTTCCTTCAGCAATGGTTGATCGGGATGGTGATGAACGCGCTGTTCGCGGATGAAGCCAAGCGTTTCGTGGCTTCAACGCACACGCAACGTGGTGATGCCCGCTTGGGCCAGATCGAGGGCGGCAGCATGGAAGGCCATTTCGGCGATCCACGGCGCTTCCCGTGCGTCGTCGAGCAACTGGCTCAACACGGGTTTGGCGCGCTCGCGCATCGCAGCCAGCGCGGTTTCGAGTTCGTCCCTGCTGGCAATGGCGACTTCCTTGCGGCAGGTACGCACGAGGATGGTCAGCGCGGCTTGGGCCAACTTGTCGGCGAGGGTGTCGGGGGCTTTGGTGTTCATCGTCTGTCCTTTCGATGGTGTTGATGACAACGTGATGAACGCGCTGTTCCCGATGGAAGCCAAGCTCTTTCTCGAAGATGGATGAACGAATGATTGAAGGTGCCGATGGGAATCTCGATTCGCGCTTATGCGCGCCACCGGGGCGTCTCCGACGCGGCGGTGCGCAAGGCCATCGCCACCGGGCGCGTCACGCCGGAAACCGACGGAACGATTGATGCCGAGCGCGCCGACGCCGAGTGGGCGCGCAACACCGAAGCGCCGCGCACTGGCACGCGCACCCGGCCCGTTCGCGCCGCCGTGCCCACAGAAACGGCCCACGTTGCGCCAGTGGGCGACGGTCAAGCCGCACTGCCAACCGGCGGCGCTTCGCTGCTACAGGCCCGCACCGTCAACGAGGTGGTCAAGGCGCAGACCAACAAGGTGCGCCTCGCCCGGCTCAAGGGCGAACTGGTGGATCGCAATCAGGCGGTGGCCCACATCTTCAAGCTGGCGCGCGCCGAGCGCGATGCGTGGCTGAACTGGCCTGCGCGCATCTCGGCGCAGATGGCCGCGCATCTGGCGATTGATCCGCACACCATGCACGTTGCGCTGGAAACCGCCGTGCGCGAGCACTTGCAAGAGTTGGGCGATCTGCGCCCAAAAGTGGATTGATGGATAACGATTACGAGGGTGCCGCCGAGATCGAACGCGCGTGGCGCGAAGGCTTGACGCCCGATCCGCTGCTCACCGTGTCGGAGTGGTCGGATCGGCACCGGATGCTCTCCAGCAAGGCATCCGCCGAACCGGGCCGCTGGCGCACCAGCCGCACGCCGTACCTGAAAGCCATCATGGATTGCCTGTCGCCGACCTCGCCGGTCGAGCGCGTGGTGTTCATGAAGGCCGCGCAACTGGGCGCGACCGAAATGGGATCGAACTGGATCGGCTACGTCATCCACCACGCGCCGGGGCCGATGATGGCCGTGTGGCCGACAGTGGAGATGGCCAAACGCAATTCCAAGCAGCGCATCGATCCTTTGATCGAGGAGTCGGAGGTGCTATCCGGGTTGATCGCGCCAGCCCGCTCGCGCGATTCGGGCAATACGATTCTGGCGAAGGAATTTCGAGGTGGAGTGCTGGTGATGACCGGGGCCAACAGCGCGGTCGGTCTGCGTTCGATGCCGGTGCGTTACCTGTTTCTCGATGAAGTGGACGGCTATCCGCTGGACGTCGAGGGCGAAGGCGATGCGATCTCGCTGGCCGAAGCGCGCACGCGCACCTTTGCGCGGCGCAAGATTTTCATCGTCTCGACGCCGACCATTTCGGGGGCATCAGCCATCGAGCGCGAGTACGAGGCCAGTGACCAGCGTCGTTACTTCGTACCCTGCCCGCATTGCTCGCACCGGCAATGGCTGCGCTTTGAACAGTTACGGTGGGACAAGGGCGAACCTGCGACAGCGGCCTACATCTGCGAATCCTGCGACACGGCGATTGCCGAGCACCACAAGACGTGGATGCTGGAGCGTGGCGAGTGGCGCGCGATGGTCGAGGGTACGGGTAAAACGGCGGGCTTTCACCTGTCGAGCTTGTATTCTCCAGTCGGCTGGCGCGCATGGCGCGACATTGCTGCCGCATGGGACGCCGCTGTCAGCAAGGAATCGGGATCGGCGGCGGCGATCAAGACCTTCAAGAACACCGAATTGGGTGAGGCGTGGGTGGAAGAAGGCGAAACGCCTGACTGGCAACGGCTCATCGAGCGGCGTGAGGATTACCGCATCGGCAGCGTGCCCTTCGCAGCCATGCTGCTGGTCGGCGGTGCCGACGTGCAGAAGGATCGTATCGAAGTCTCCATCTGGGCATTCGGGCGCGGCAAAGAGACATGGCTGGTCGAGCACCGCGTGCTGATGGGCGACACCGCCCGCGAACAGGTGTGGCGGCAACTGGCCGGGATGCTGGGCGAGACGTGGACACATGAATCGGGGATGCAGATACCGCTGGCGCGCTTTGCCATCGACACCGGATTTGCCACGCAAGAGGCCTACACCTTCGTGCGCGCCAGCCGCGATGCGCGGGTGATGGCAGTCAAGGGCGCGCAGCGTGGCGCGGCGCTGATCGGAACACCGACGGCGGTGGACATGACCCAAGGCGGCAAGAAGCTGCGCCGGGGCATCAAGGTGTTCACCGTGGCGGTTGGCATCGCCAAGCTGGAGCTTTACAACAACCTGCGCAAGTCGGCCAGCGTCGGCGAGGACGGCGTGACCACGACGTTTCCCGCTGGCTTCATTCACCTGCCAAAGATCGATGCCGAGTTCGTCCAGCAACTGTGCGCCGAGCAACTGATTACCCGCCGCAACCGCAACGGTTTTCCGGTGCGCGAGTGGCAAAAGATGCGCGAGCGCAACGAGGCGCTCGACTGCTACGTCTACGCCCGCGCCGCTGCGGCGGCGGCAGGGCTGGATCGCTTCGAGGAGCGTCACTGGCGCGAACTGGAGCGGCAACTGGGCGTGGAGCGTCCGCCGGACGAGTCACCGCCCGAACCGACACCACCCAACGAGGCCACCCACAGCGGTGGCCTCGCCGTTTCTGGCAACCGCCATGCCGGTCGGCGCGTGATCCGAAGCCACTGGCTTCGCTGATCGCCTAACTCATTCGATGAGGAATCCGTGAGTTACTCCAAAACCCAACTCAATGCGCTCAAAAAGGCGCTGGCCACCGGCGAGCGCCGCGTGAGCTTTGGCGACAAGACGGTGGAATACCGCAGCGTGACCGAACTGCAAACCGCGATCCGCATGGTCGAGGCCGAGATCGTGCGTGGCAAGGGCGCGTCCAAGCGCCAGATTCGCGTCACCACGGCGAAGGGTTTTTGAGATGGCATGGTTCGGTAATACCGTTCGCCGCCTGTTCGGCTCCTCGCCCGTGCATGAGGCCGCAGGCAGTGGCCGCCGCTCGCTGGCGTGGATGCCAGGCAATCCCGGCGTCGTGGCTGCGTTGCTGACCACCCACAACGACCTGCGCACCAAGAGCCGCGATCTTGTGCGCCGCAATGCGTGGGCGCAGGCGGCGCTCGATGCGTTTGTCGCCAATGCGGTCGGCACCGGTATCAAGCCGCAGAGCCTGTCGGACGATGAATCGTTCAAGACCAGCGCGCAGGCGTTGTGGCGCGACTGGACGGAAGAAGCCGATGCGGCGGGGCAG